AAAGGAATTGGGCAAGCCGTCTGTGCTTAGTGCTGTAAAGAAAGCTTCGGCTAAAGCTATGGCTAAAGCAGCAGGCAGACCTTATCCAAATTTGGTTGATAACATGCGCGCAGCAAGGAAGAAGTAATGCCATACACAACCAGTACCACAGCGTTTAATCCTACCCTTAACGATATAGTTGAGGAGGCTTTTGAGCGCGTTGGTTTGGAGTTACGTACTGGATATGACTTCCGTACAGCTCGCCGCAGTCTTAATCTGTTACTGACAGAGTGGGCTAATCGCGGCATCAACTTGTGGACTATTGATACCGGCACTATTCCTTTAATACAAGGGCAGCATGTCTATGACCTTCCTGACGATACTGTTGATCTTATCGAGCATGTTATTCGTAATTACCCTGGCTCCGAAGCGAACCAGATTGACATCAACATCAATCGAATAAGCGTATCTACGTACTCTACGATACCTAATAAGCTGACGCAGGGACGCCCGATTCAGGTGTGGGTCAACCGCCGGTCTGGGCAGACAACGGATGCGGTAGGAGCAACAGCAAAGGTTCCACAAATATATGTGTGGCCTACACCAGATCAGGGAACAGTAAGTGCGCCGTTCTACTACTTTGTCTACTGGCGTTTGCGCCGTATGACTGATGCAGGCAACGGTGTGAATGTGGAAGATATTCCATTCCGTTTCCAAGAGGCGCTGATATGTGGCTTGGCGTACAGGCTGGCTATGAAGCTGCCGGGCGGCTTAGAGCGCATACAGTTACTGAAGGCTCAGTACGATGAGTCGTGGGAGATGGCGGCAGGAGAAGACCGCGAGAAAGCGCCAGATCGTTTGGTGCCTCGCATGATTACTTACAGGTGATGTATGCCAAGTAAGTATACAAGTGGTAAAAAGTCAATTGCAGAATGTGACCGATGTGGTTTTAGGTATCTGCTGAAAGAATTAAAGAAGCTGACGATCAAGACTAAGAACGTCAACATTAAAGTTTGCAAGACATGTTGGGAACCGGATCAGCCTCAGTTAAGTTTAGGTCTGTATCCAGTTAATGATCCACAAGCTGTACGTGATCCACGGCCTGATGTTTCTTACTGGCAGTCTGGTTTCTCAGGCTTACAGACAAACATACAATCTGGGCCGTTGATAACAGAGAATGGTTATCCTAGTGGTGGTAGCCGGATAATACAGTGGGGCTGGAACCCGATAGGTGGCGCAAGAGGTATTGATAACGGACTGACCCCGAACAACTTGGTAGCTAGTACGTCAGTTTCAAACGTAACCATAAACTAGGAGTACGAGATGGACACAAAACAAGTTAAGCAGATCGCTAGTAAAGAAGTTAAGTCACACGAAAAGCGTATGCACAAGATGGCAAAAGGTGGCGTAACTACTGAATCCATGGAAAAATATGGTCGCAATATTGCTCGCGCTATGAACCAGAAATCCAACGGTAGAGGTCGATAATGGCTAAGTTCTCGCAGAAGGTTAAAGGTAAGGAAGTAGGCCAAGCTGCTGTGTACGCTGCCCCGCATGATATGAAGGGTAAGGCGACAAGCATTCAAGCTGATTCTGCTTACACCACTGGCGCTAAAGTTATGGATGACATGAACATCTCTGTTGCTGGTCTAAGCAAGGGCAATACTAAGCCTGCTAAGACTGACGGCATTAAAGTTCGTGGTACAGGTGCAGCTACTAAAGGTTTGATGGCTCGTGGGCCGATGGCATAATGACTTACACCGAGTTATATAACGCGATTCTCTCTTACACAGAGAATTACTCTCAAGAGTTTATTGACTCTATCCCGACGTTTGTTCGGCAGACGGAGACTCGCGTCTATAACGCTGTGCAGATTCCTTCATTGCGTAGGAATCAGACAGGTACTTTAACGTCTAACAATAAGTATCTGTCAGCTCCTGGTGATTTTCTTTCTGTGTACTCAATGGCAGTGATCCAGAACTATGGATTATCCAATGAGACATACACTTACCTACTGAACAAAGATGTGAACTACATTCGTGAGGCATATCCAACGCCTAACGATACGGGAGTACCAGCGTATTACGCCATCTTTGGCCCATCGGTGAGCAGTAACGTAACCACAAATGAGCTGACATTTATCATGGGGCCAACGCCCGCTGCTGGGTACACAGTAGAGCTGCATTACTACTACTACCCACAATCTATTGTGACGGCTGGCACAACATGGCTCGGCGACAACTATGATCCAGTGCTGTTGTATGGCTCCTTGCGCGAGGCTTACCTGTACATGAAGGGTGAGCAGGACTTGATCGCCAATGTAGAAGCAAAGTACAACGAAGCTATGGGTGAGTTGAAACGTCTGGGTGATGGTCTGGAGCGTCAGGATGCGTACCGTAGCGGTCAGGTTAGGGTGAAAGTAACATGACAATCTATCAAGGACTGACTACGAGCTTCAAGGTTGACATGCTTAACGGTAAGCAGAACGTAGCTTCCGACACATTGAAGATGGCGCTGTACACCGCGTATGCCACGCTAGATGAGAATACAACTGAGTACATATCAGCTAATGAGATTAGTGGTACGGGCTACACGGTTGGTGGGAATACGCTATCTAACGTGACCATCAATAGTGGTAGCAATACAGTGTATGTAAGCTTTAGCAATGTAGTTTGGGATCCGGCTCAGTTTACAACTAGAGGTGCATTGATTTATAACTCAAGTAAATCAAACGCCTCGATAGCAGTATTGGACTTTGGGTCTGACAAGATCCAGACTGGCAACAACACATTCACAGTAATTTTGCCGCCTGACACAGAGTCCAGCGCGCTAATTCGTATAACGTAAGGAGCAATCATGTCTACTGAAAAATCCAAGTCAAGCGAGAAAGTCTCGGGTGATGTGGTATGTAAAGAAGGTTTTGTGGAAGGTCTGTCATCGGGCGGTGTGTTTACTGTCACTTGTATTGACAAAGACGGTCACGAGAAGTGGGTAAATATTGCGCCTAATTTGGTAGTTAATACCGGTTTGCAATCCATGAATACCCAGTTCTTCACTGGTTCTGCTTACACGGCAGCTTGGTATATTGGTCTGGTTAACGGTACTTCTGCTACTACGACATTCTCTGGCGGCGATACCTTGGCTACTCATGCAGGGTGGACTGAGAATACTGATTATGTTGGCAACCGCAAGGCAGCATCATTTGGTGCAGCTACATTGGCAGACCCATCAAACATCAATAACTCAGCTTCTGCGGCATCGTTTACTATGAATGCAACCGCAAATATTGCTGGTGCGTTCTTAACAAATGTAGCGTCTGGCACATCTGGATTGTTGTTTTCAGCAGCAGATTTTCAAGCGCCTGGTGATCGTTCTGTGGTGAGCGGTGACGTTCTAAACATTACGTATTCATTTAACCTTGACGCTGCTTAATAGGGGAAAGACATGGCAACATTTAAAAAGGGCGACGTAGTCAAAGTTAAGGCTGTGACTCCAGAAGGCCCAATCACTAAGATGCGCATGGACGAAGACGGTACGATCTATTATTTAGTAACTTGGTCTACTGATGGCGTTGAGCATGAGCGTTGGTTTACGGATGAGCAAATTGTTGCTGCGGGGTAATGTGTGGCCCAAGTTGATGGTGGCTACGGCAGTGGAAGCTGGGGCACTCCTGCGGCGTGGGGATGCTCAGTTTACTACCCTGTCATCTCTAATGCTGGCTGGGGTAACGGCCCATGGGGTGGTGAAGCCAACGCTTTGGGTGGATGGGGACTTGGTAATGGCGGTTTAATTGTTGCCAGTGATTCTGTAAATGTAGCAGCACAAGCGGCAATTACTGGAAACATAGCAGAAACAGTAAATGTAACAGAGGTATTCTTAGCAGGGCTTACGGCAAATGTTGCTGTAAGTGAAGCTGCAAATATATCTGATGCGGTTAGCACGGCAATAATTTTTGCAAGTAATGTAAGTGATTCTGCAAACGCAAGTGAGATTGTATCTAGTCAGGTTGTGTTTGGAAGTGTTGTATCTGACACGGCAAATGCCAGCGACAGAATAAGTACACTAGCAATACTTGGAAGCGGGATAT